GTAGAGATAATTAAAGAAATCAACGAAACTTTGGTAACTGAATCAAAGGGATTTGTAGGGCTGAATATTAGAATGCAGGATTTAGATACATTAGAAATATTATTAGATGTTAAGTATGATGAAAGGAATCCACAAATGGTGATGTTCAATGTTACTAAAACTAAAATTACTTATGGGGACGTTGTTTCATATTGGGATGAAGAAATTGATACATTGAAAAGTGTTATCTCGGAATATTTTGAAAGGGAAGATATAAAAATATTAGTACAAAATGTTATAATCGAATGCAAGAGTTTACTGAAAAAACATGAAGAAGCTCAAGAAAAAGAAGAAGCTGATGCATAATGATAGAAATATATGGCATGGAAGGTTGTAGGAAATGTTCTGAAATAGTGGCTTTAGCAGAATCTAGTAACATTGAGTTTTCTTATACTAAAGATAAAAATACAGTAATATCCTTAGCTAAAAAATTACAAGAGAGTGGGGAGTTACTAGAACAGATCGCACCGTTGATTCTAAAAAACAAAAAACAGATAACACATTCAGAATTTGAAAAATTACTATAGAAGGGGGTTATTTATGAAAAATATAAATACAAAAGACATTATGGAGGATTATATAAGAAAAAAAGATTGGAGAGTGACTGAGAATTCTACAGTTTCCTACTCTATAGGAGGCTCTGTCCTAAGTAACGCAGAAGCTATACAAAGTAGATACTGGTTGACTGAAGTTTATGACGAGGATATAGCTCAAGCACATAAAAATGCTGACATACATATACATGATTTAGGTTGGTATGGTGGGTATTGTTTTACTGGTGATACTAGAGTAAAAATGTTAGATGGGAGTTCCAAAAGTTTCATTGAATTAGTTAGGGATTATAAAGATAAAAGTTTTTATGTGTACTCTGTGGATAAGGATGGATATAAAACAATAGGGATAGCTCACACACCAAGAAAAACAAGAGTAAATTCTGAACTAGTAAATATCACTCTTGATAATGGAGAAGAAATAAGATGTACTCCAGACCATAAAATATTATTAAGGAACAACATTTACTGTGAGGCAAAAGATTTAAAAATAGGAACCAGTTTAATGACTTATTATACACCAAGTATAGGAAAAGGATACAAAGCTATAAATACTAGAGGTAAAAAATCATACGCTCATAGGTTTATTATGGAGAAAATATTAGGTATAGAATTACTTAATTCAGAGGTTGTCCACCACATAGATGGTAATAAATCAAATAATGATCCTTCAAATTTAGAGGTTATTAGTGACACAGAACACAAAGCACTAGAAATTAAAAAAAATATGCAGACTGAAATTTGGAAAAATAATAATAATATTCGATTAGTAAAGTATAATAAAAGTGAGGAAAAAAGAAATGCTATAAGTGAATTAGCTTTAAAAAGAGAAAGAGATGAACAAGGTAGATTTTACAACTCTAAAGTTACTAAAATTGAGCTATTAGATTACAAAGAAGATGTTTATGACATAACAGTTGATAAGTATCATAACTTTGCATTGGATAATGGTGTTGTGGTTCATAATTGTGCTGGTTGGAGTTTATTAGACCTGATAAAAAAGGGATTGGTTAGTAGTGGTGGGAGGGTGGCATCTGCTCCAGCAAAGCATTTATCAACTTTGACCAACCAAATGGTAAATTATATAGGTATTATGGCTAATGAATGGGCTGGGGCACAAGCTTTTAGCTCCTTCGATACGTATTTATCTCCCTTTGTAAAAAAAGATAATATGAAATACAAAGAAATAAAACAAGCTATTCAATCCTTTATATTTGGACTAAATTTTCCTAATAGATGGGGAAGTCAAGCCCCGTTTTCAAACATTACTTTAGATTGGATTGTACCTGTAGATTTAGCGGATCTTAAAGCTATTGTTGGTGGAATAGAACAAGACTTTACTTATGGAGAATGTCAAAATGAGATGAACTTGATAAATAAAGCTTTTCTTGAGATTATGATAGAGGGAGATGCAAATGACAGAGGATTCCAATACCCTATTCCCACATATAATATAACCAAAGATTTCGACTGGGATACTGAAAAAGAAAATAATAAACTACTCTTCGAAATGACGGCTAAGTATGGAACTCCTTATTTTTCAAATTATATAAATTCAGATATGGATCCGTCTGATGTAAGATCCATGTGTTGTAGACTTCGGCTAGACTTAAGGGAACTTGAAAAAAAGAACGGTGGATTCTTTGGGGCTGGAGAAAATACAGGTAGTATTGGGGTGGTTACTTTAAACCTTCCGAGATATGCCTACATTTCAAATTCAAAAGAAGAATTTTATTCTAATTTAGAAAAAAATCTAAATATAGCCAAAAGATCGCTGGATATAAAAAGAAAGGTTCTTAGTGTAGAATTCAATAATGGACTTTATCCTTACACGATGGAATATTTAGAAGACTTTTCAAATCATTTTAGTACTATAGGACTTATTGGGGGGAACGAAGCTTGTCTGAACTCCGACTGGGTGAACGGAGACATAAGAAGCCAAGAAGGGCAAGTTTTTATATTAGAAATTTTTAATTTCATAAAGAATAAATTGTCAGATTTTCAAGAAGAAACTGGTTTTTTATACAATTTAGAAGCCACTCCTGCGGAATCAACGACTTATAGGTTCGCAAAACATGATAGAAATAAATACAAAAACATCATAACTGCTGGTGAAGATGGAGAAACTCCTTATTATACAAATTCAACGCATTTACCTGTAGGATACACAGAAGATATTTTTGATGCTTTAGATATTCAAGATCAGTTTCAAGTAGAGTATACTTCTGGAACAGTTTTTCATGGTTTTATAGGAGAGAAAATTAGTGATTGGGAAACAGCTATGAGATTAGTTAAAGTTATATCAGAAAATTACAAATTACCTTATTATACAATATCACCTACATATTCTATATGTAAAACACATGGTTACTTAGATGGAGAAGTTCCAATCTGTAAGTATTGTGGAGAACATACAGAAATTTATAGTAGGATAACTGGGTATTATAGATCAGTAGGAAATTGGAATGATGGTAAAGTTCAGGAGTTTCATGATAGAAAAGAATACGAAATAAAATAGAGACCAATAATACACTAAGAGCACACCTTTTAGTGTATCAAAAGGAGGAAACATGACAAAAGTAGAATTAACCAATGATCCGATGCTAGATGTAAATGATGCAGTACAAGCTATGAGGACGTGTTACTCCTCTAATGATTTGTCTGATGGTGGAGAAAAGGATTTAAACTTATTAAAAAAGGCTATCCGAATGAGGCATCACACACCACTTGAATTTATAACTTTAACATTCAGTGTCGAGGACTTGACTAGATTAGTTTTGCAAGAATTAGCAAGACACAGGACACAAGTACTAAATGTCCAATCCACAAGATACACTTTAAAGAAAATAAAAGAGGACGTAAGAGAAAATTTATCTAAATATTTCTATATAGATCTACCTCACTATGAGGAATATTTATTTATGATATTTGACTTCATAGAAAAGCATAATTTATGGGATCTTCCAAATGATAAATTAAAAGCTTATATGCCAGAAACTTTATATTGTAAATTATATATGAAGGTAAACTTAAGAAATTACTTTAATTTTTATAAATTGAGATCGTCCGAAAGATCACACTTTTTAATTCAAGAGTTAGCAAATGAAACGTACAATGTTTTACCACCATATATTAAAGAATTAGTTGATTTAGAAATGGAGGTTTCAAATGAAAAAAAGTAAGTTACAAACTGGAATGGTTATTAGACTAAGAGATAAATCATTGTATATATTGTTAAGATCTGAAGTTGGAATGGTGGGAATAAATCAAAAAATGAATTCTCATTTAAGTTTAACTAAATTCAATGAATACACGTTAAAAAATATGGATAGTACTGAAACATTTCAAGATTTAACTCAAGAATGCGAGAATGGGCATATCTCAAAAGTAATCACCATAGATGGGACTTGTCCATTATGTGGTAGTAAAATAATAAAACAAGATGTCAAAGAAATTGATATAAATGTATTGAAAGACAGGAGTTTGGATATTGTAGAAATATATAGTCCTAAACTGAATAATGATATTGGAAATTTTGAACAATATAAAGGCTTTTTAGCTCCAGTATGTTGGGAGTTAATGAAAAAAATATGGGAAAGGACTGATAAAGATTAAACATTTAATATTAAATCCAAATAAAACTTTCGTAAGCAATTTATTGAGAGCTATAATAAAGAACAAGCAATACTGTCCATGTCAAATAATTTCAAGTCTGGACTCAAAGTGTCCTTTTGATGAATATCATCTTCCAAAGGCTATTAGGAGTTCAAATATGCTATGTAATAATGGATCTAAAATCAATGAGTGTGTTTGTAAATTGTATATAGAAGAAGGTGATTGTTAATGTTTTTATCAATATATGTTTATGAAAAATTAATCAATATAATAAAAGAACACGAGGGGTTTTATCCTAATATATATAGATGTAGTAAGGGAATTAATACAGTTGGGTATGGATTAACACATATTGATAATGTACAAGCTAATTATTTAGGAGTTGAAAATTTTGATGGAATAGTAAATTTGTCTGAAAAAGATGCTAGACATTTATTAGAATATGAGGTTGACAAAAATATAGGTCAACTTAGAAAATTAGACTGGGTAAATAATTTAACTAATTATGCAAAGATAGTATTAATTGATGTTGTTTTCAATGTAGGATTTAACGGAATGTTGAAATTCAAGAATATGATTAAGTATATGAAGGAAAGTGATTTTGAAAAAGCTGGACTAGAATTAATGGATAGTAATTTACTAAATGACGTTAAAGGTAGAAATATACGGATGGGAATTTATTTAATTACAGGTGTTCTCATGGATATTGAGAATGCGAGAAATTTATATAACATTTATGAAAAAAGGATCTAGTCACTTCGGTGGCTATTTCTGTTTTAAGGAGGGGAAACTATGGATAAATATGTGGAATGGTTGAGCGGAACTAGATACGATAGAGAATCAGAGAAATATGGTATGTTTAAAGTACTTGAGTTTGTTAGTGAAAATGGCAAAACCAAAGTGCCTTATTTTAAGATAAAGTTTAAGGATACAAGTAATGTTAAAGAAGTAAGTTTAAGTCAAATTAAATCAGGAAAAGTTATAGATATGGATTTGAAAAAGAACAATACTAAAAAAAAGAATAAAACTAAAAAGAAGGAAGAGAAAGTAAAAAGATATCAAAAGAAGCGATTTATAATGCATTTTAACAAAGTACCTAGACTGTTATCTTTAGACTTGTCAACATATTCAACAGGTTATTGTGTGTGGGTAGATGGTAAGATAGAGAAATATGGATACATCTATCAAAATAAAAGTATAAAATTTGACACTAAACGGATTAAATTTATGTTAGACGAAGTTAAGGTTTTAATGTACAAATACAATATAAATGTTGTGGCTATTGAAGATGTAATATTTAAGTTTAAACCAGTATTGTATTCATTATCTAAATTACAAGGTGTTATTTGTAACTACTTATACACTAGAAACACTCCTTATGCTTTGATTTATGTAATGGAATGGAAAAACTACTTAGATATTAATAAAGATTCAAGTTGGGAAGGTGAAAACAATATGCCTCAAAGTAAAGAAAAAACTGTAACTGCTGTAAATAAAAAATTCAAATTA